TGGGACGGCTCGCTTGACGACGAGGAGTTAAAGCGGGCGCGTGACGTGCGAGCGCGCTACGGCGTGGTCGTCAAACCGGAGCAAGTGTCATGGTGGCGACGGGAAGCGGAGTTCAGAGACGAACAGTATATGCACCGACACTATCCATGGAACGAGCGGGAGTGCTTCATCGCTTCGGGCTCGTCTTTCTTCCCATCAGCGCGCACGTTAGAGCTGGCGGAGACGCTGGCGGAGGGGCCGCCGTATCAGGGCTACAAGTACAACTTCGAGGACGCCTTCCTTGGCTCGTCGATCGTGCAGACGACGAACCGGGAAGAAGTCATGCTGCGCGTGTGGGAGCCGCCGGAGCCGGGGGGCGTGTACGTCATCGGCGGCGATCCGTCGGGGGGCGGCGGGGGGGACGCTAACGACCACGCGTTGGAAGTCTTTCGCTGCTACGCCGACCGATTGGTTCAAGTCGCCGAGTTCCAATCGAACCGCCCGCTGACCTATCAATTCGCGTGGGTTCTGTCGCATCTGTGCGGCGCGTACAAAAACCACATGGCGAACATCGAAGTGTCAGGCGTCGGGGCCGCCGTCCTGCCCGAAGTGCGCAACCTCCGCCAGCTCGCGCAGCGCGGCATCATCCAAGCCTCGAACGAAGCCGACAGCATCCTCAACATGGTTGGGTCCGTGCGATGGTTCCTCTACAAACGCGCCGATACCATGGGCGGCGTCGGTAACGTCATCAACTGGAAGGCCAATCAGGACAACAAGGCGTGGATTTACAGCGAGCTGCGCGACAGCCTCATGCTGCGCTCGATTGAGCTGCGCTCGATCCGGCTGGTCAAAGAGCTGCAAGCAATCGTCGAAGATGAAGGCTGGTTGGGCGCGGGGCCTGACACCGGGGAGAATGATGACCTTTGTTCTGCCACAACCTTAGCCCACCATACGTGGGTCGAGTTCCAACGTCCGAACCTAATCGCCAGAAACCTTACGTGGGATAGCGTAAAAGGTGAGCCGCCACCCGCCAACGCGGGGACCGTGTTGAGCTTCGCGTTCTCGGAGCATATCCGCGCCATCAACGCGCGAGCGGGGAGGCGCAAGGAGGTTTTTTGAGCGCACGCGCTGACTTGAGCGGCCGACGATTTGGACGGCTAACCGCACTGCGCTACTCGCACAGCGATGACGATGGACGGGCGCTCTGGCTCTGTCGCTGTGATTGCGGAGAACCGGCGACGGTTCGCGGCAAGGATTTAGGCAAGCAAACAAGCTGCGGCTGTCAGAAGCGCGAACATGTGCGAGCTTTGAAGTTCAAGCACGGGCAGCGTTGGACGGCGCTCTACACTTGCTGGCTGAACATGAATGATCGTTGCCGCAATCCTAAAAACCGGCAATACAAGGATTACGGCGGACGCAGGATCAAGGTCTGCGGCGAATGGGAGCCATCGTTTTCTGCGTTCTCCGCGTACATCCTCGCGCATCTCGGCGAGCGTCCGCCCGGCATGACGCTCGACCGCATTGACAACGATGGGAACTACGAGCCGGGGAACGTGCGTTGGGCCACGCGATCTACGCAAAGGCGCAACCAACGGAGGATGATCCTAAATGGCGACAGCACCGAAGCCGAAACCGAAGCCCGAGCCCGAGCCTAAGCCCGACGATGACGACGCGGCTGTGATCGAGGAGCCGCCTCAGACCGACACGAACGCAAGCGGCGACTCTCTCTCCGACCGCCTCGACGGGCTGTTCAACAGCCAGATCGAGCTGATCGAGCGCGTCGAAAGGCTTGAGGAGCGCGTCAACGCGCCGCCAATCGGCATAGGCAGGCGTCCGTGAGAAGCCCTCTCGGCATCGTCGTCCTCATCCTCCTCATCCTGATCTTGTTTGGGGGGTACGCCGGGCCGCGCTTCAATCCGAACTGGCAGTACGGCTATGGCTACGGAAACGGGGGCTTGGGCGTGGTAGGCGTCATCCTCGTCGTGTTTCTCATCCTATGGCTCATGGGCTTCGTCTGAATGATGGCGCTCCGCCAGCTCGTCCGTTGGTTCCAATGCCGCAACGGCTGGTGCGGCGGCCATGTAGTCTCTGGCACCCACGGCGGCGTGATCTGGATCGGCTGGCAGTGTGACCGTTGCGGGGCTGTGCGCCACTACGAGCCGTCGAGGTACTGATGCCGATCATGCGGACCTACATGTGCGGCGAGTGTTCCCACCGGATGGAGGTCGTGCTTGACGCCGACCAATGGGACGCGCCGCCGCCGTCATGCGAGGCGTGCGACGCCAACACCCGGCAAGAGTTCAAAGCGCCCGCGATCGGCGGCTCAGTCAGCATGAGAGCGCATCGGCTGGCCGAGGACATCATCGCCAACGACTACAAAGTCGCCAACGTGCAATTCGACAACCGGCAGGGCGGCGTGCCGAAGGTCCGCTACAAGGATCAATCCGCCACTCAGTTGCAGGCGACGTGGGGCGGCCAGATCGCCAACGCCGTCGAGACAGCCGCCGCGATCGGCAAGCAGACCCGGCGCGAGAATGGCGGCTTCGACGGGCTCGACATGCTCAAGGCGAACTTAGCTTCCGGCGCCCAGGTCGATCTGATCGAAGCATCGAGAAGGCGCGCTATTAAGGTTTGGTGAGGTAATGGCGCTCAAAATCCCGTCTAGAACAGAAGATTTGAAGCTCTGGATCAGGGAGATGATAGATGAATGTATGGCCTCTAGTGAAGAAAGAGGCATGATATACTCGCGAGCCGCACAGTATTACTATATGGGCTCCACCGATAATAGGGCGGCCCTTTACAACAAAATCGGTCCCTTCGTCGATAAGCTCGCCGGTTTCCTCATGCAGCCGACGGATGTCCGCTTTCAGCTCGTCTACGACAGCGGCGAGGACGACAGCGTGCTCGAACGGTCGCAGCTCGTGGCGGAGAAATTGAGTTCCGACTTCCGCCAGACCGACGCCGACATCACCTTCTCGGAAGCCGTCGTCTGGTCGCTCGTCAACGGTTGCCAGATCCTCAAAGTCCTGCCCGACGGCGACAGCGGAACCTTCAAGACCGCGCCCGTCCATCCGCAGAATTTCGGCGTGCTGTCCGAGACGACCCTCAACCTCGACGAGCAAGAGGCGTTCTGCCACGTCAGTTATCCGACCAAGTCGCGGCTGCGCACGATGCTCCTCGAACACCCGCGCTATGAGGAAATCATGGCGGAAGTCGGCGACGAGCCCGGCCCGAACCGGGACGAGGAGGAGCCGACCTATTTCCACCAAATGGTTGTAGGCGGCCTGCAACCGTTGGGAGACGTTGGCGACGCCCCGTCCTCCGCAGCCGGGATCGTCAACGTCTTTCCCGTTCCCACCCCATGGCGCCCGCAGCGCAATTTCGCCCCGACTGTCAAGCACTGCGAAGTGTGGATCAAGGACCGCGACCGGGACGAGGATTGGACGACGATCCAAGTCATCTACGGCAAAGACCCGATCATCATTGAAGGCGACAAACAGCGGCGCAACCTGTCGCGCGTCCCCGGCAAGTCGAGCTTCGTCAAGGTGCAGGGCGTCCCGACGCCGGGCTATTTCTGGGGCCGCTCGATCATCGCCAGCGTGCAGATGTTGCAGGACATGCTCAACAAGCGGCTGCGCGACATCAAAGTGATGTGGGACAGAAATGTTAATGCGCCACAAGTATTCAGCGGGTTCAGCTCCGTCACCGAGGAACAATACTTTAAGATTGTCAACGAGGGAGGTTTCATTAACGATCCAAACCCTAACGCAAAAGCGACGAAACTACTGGACCCGCCGCCGGAAAACTACTTGGAAGAACTCGAATTTATTTTCAAACTGTTTGATGAAGCATCTGGGTTTTCGCCTATCATGTCTGGATCGGGAGAGCCGGGTGTCCGAGCTGGCGTCCATGCTCAAACCTTGGTTAGAACATCGTCCCCCCACCTCATCAAGCAAGCCGCAACGCTCGAACGGCAGCTCGCGGATTGTGGGTGGCTGGCGCTCCGCATCATGCAAGCCATGGACGCCCTCATCTACACCACAGCCGACAGTAAAATTGAATTTCTCCTCTCCCAGCTTCCAGAAAATTTCCAAGTCCAAGTGGACAGCCACTCCGCGTCGCCCGCCTTCGCGGAGGACAATCGTCAAGTGGCTATTGCGCTCGCTAGAGCGGGAGCGATCGACAGCGAAGATTTGATCCACATGCTCCACCCGCCCGGCGCAGAGCTGCTTTTGGCCCGGTTGAAACAGCGGCAGAAAGCCCAAGCGGCGCAGGCGAAGGAGGAAAAAACCGAAGAATTGATGAAGGGCGTTCTCGGCATCGGCGGCGGCGGGAGCCGCCGGAAAGCGGGCGGCGCTGGACAGACCAAACATTGAGGGTCTAGTTTCCCGCCGTCCCAGCCCTACCCCCTAGGGCGGCCCACACAAGCATGGGATGACCGCCCCCGTTAGAATTGCCCCCCAAGACGCGGGGGCGGCCTCTGGGGTAACAGGAAGATGGCGGACGTAACCGACGACGATCCCGAAATGGGGCAAGACCCCAGCGGCGGCGCTCCGCCCGGCGGCGGTCCTCCTCCCGGCGGTCCTCCCGCTGGCGACAGCGCGCCGATGCAGGGCGGCGACCTCGCAGCCTTCGCCCGGTCGAAAATGGGCGCGGCGCCCTCCGCCCCCGGACCCGGCAATCAAGCCGACAGCATGAACCTCATCATCCAAGCCATCCAAACCTTGAAACAGGCAGGGCTTGGATTGCAGCCGGGGAGCAAGCTGCACTCCGACGTGTTCCGCACCATCAGCCAGCTCTCGCGCCATCTCGGCGGCGCTGGCGGCATGGGACCGGCCGTCGGCATCCAAAAGACGATGATCGGCGACCAGCTCAAGCGCACCATTCAGAACGCGCTCCTGCAAAAAATTCTTGGGGCGAAAGGGCAGGGCGGACAGCCCGGCCAAGCGGGCGGCGGCGGTGCGGGCGGCGCTCCGATGCCCTCAACCCCCTTACCGGGGAGCTGACCCCCGTGCTACGACCAGCACACGCTCAATTTCGAGCAAGGGGAACCGCCGCAATGAACCGTTTACTTTTGGCCGCCGCCGTTTTTGCGGCAAGCGCCGTTCCAGCCGCCGCCGCGATCGAGGTCAGCGTCGAGAACATCGGCTCGATCTTCAACGAAAGCTTGGCGCTCCCGGCCGAGGACACGCCCGGTTCGGGCATCGGCTTCCAGCAGTTTTTCGAGTTCTCCCTCCCGGTCAAGGAGGAAGTCACGATGTCGGTCAGCGACAGCGGCATCGGCAGCGAGAAGATCGTCGGCGGGGTGTTCAGCCTGAACAACCACATCACGACCGGCCCCGGTCCCCTTTTTATCCCGGCCGGTTCGCTGATTGACAGCTCGCCGCTTTCCAACTTCGCAGGCGGACAAGAGGCGATCGTCGGCCCCAACACCTTAGTCGCCGGGAACTACTTCGCCGAAGTCAGCGGCGCGAGCGGCGCGTCGCCGATCCATCTGGCGATCGACGGCACTGTGACCGCCTCAAGTGCGGTCCCCGAGCCTTCGACTTGGGTGATGCTCGTCATCGGCGCGGGCGCAATGGCGTGGGGCTCGATGACCCGCCGCAAGGTGCGCGAATTGCTAGTGTAACGTGTATGGGTTGACAGTCTAACTTAGACTTGGAGGAAAACATGGCTCAGAACAGGTCATATGACCCGCCAATCACTTCGCCGCCGGAAACGCCGCCGAGGACGATCCTCCAAGTCGACACCCAATCGGAAGTCAGCGAGTGGGGCGCAATCCCCAAGGTCGTGCCTAAGCCCGAGGGTGGCGTCCCCTTGCAGCCGAGCGTGACCGGCAAGACGAACAACAACTAAGGGCCGCCGATGCCGCGCACGATCAGCGACGAGGAATATCAGTTCCTCACGAACAAGCGGATGACCGCCGACTTCGTCGAGAGCATCTACAATGATCCGCAGCTCAATAAGGAAGCCAAGCGGCTCATCAAAAAGAAGTACCCCAACCTCGCGATCCCTGACTTCGACATGGAGCAGAAGATCGAGCAGCGGTTCAGCGCCGAGGACGAAAAGAAACAGCGCGAGGCGGCTGAAGCGGCGGCCCGCGCCGATCGCGAGGCGTGGAACGCCAGCCGAGCCAAGGTCCAGAAACAATACGGCTTCACCGACGAGGGGATGAAAGACCTCGAAAAGTGGATGCACGAAAAAGCCGTCGCCGATCACGAAGTAGCGGCCGAATACAGGGCGAGCAAGAACCCGCAGACGTCAAGCCCGACCTATGACAGCCAATTCTGGCACCACGAAAAAGCGCCAGAGTTCGCCGAAATCGCCAAAGACCCGGAAGCGTGGGGACGCAGAGAACTCTTGGGTGCAATCCACCGTGACGAGGAGCGCGCCAGAGGGAGATAATCCATGCCTCTGCTTGGCGCAGGCATCATCCCGGCAGGACCGATCGGGCTGGAGCTGCAAGCGACCGTAAGACGCGTTTTCGCGCAGATGGTCGTCATCTTAATTTACAAACAAAACCCGCTCCTCGCGCTCCTCCTCCGCAATGCCATCCGCGCGTCAGGCGGCGTGTCGCCGTACACGCAACCCGTCCAGACCGGGCAATATGTGCAGTCGAGCTGGATAGGACCGGCCGGGCAATTCAATCTGCCCCAAGACGTGGCTGCGACCGTCAACGCCGAGTTCAACATGTGCGCGCTGGCGACGCCGGTCAGCTCGCTTGGCCTCGAACAGCTCGTGACGCAAGACGCGATCGCCGTCGCCTCGCGGCTCATGCTCAAGCTCAACGATCTGAAAAATTCGAGCTTGCAGGCGCTCACGACCGCGCTGTTCGGCCCGCCCGTCACCAACGTCCTACAGATGTTCAGTTTGCAGGACGCCTACGGCAACGCGACTACCGCGCCGACCTATGGCGGGTTAAGCCGCGTCACTTATCCCGATTGGCAGGGGCTCGTCGTCGCTGGCGCTGGCGATATTTTAACGAGAGCCGCCTTCATCCCCAACATGCTCGCCGCCGTGAAAAACTCAGGCGGCGAGGCGCTGGATTTCATGGTCTGTTCGGTCGAGGATTGGACGACCCTCCTCACCGACTTCATGGCGGTGGAGCGCTACAACAATGACCCCAGCTCCCGTTGGGGCAAGGATGACCCGGTCAATTCCGGCTTCCGTGGCTTGCTGCTAGGCGACACGCCGATCTTCTTTGACTTGAATTGTCCGCAGGGTACGGCCTATGGCTTCAATTCGAAGTACATTACTCTGGTGGTGCATGAAGATGCCAATTTTGCGTGGACCGGCTGGTACTCCACCATCCCGCAAGGGCAGATTGCCAGCGTGGGTCTCTCGATTACTGCGCTCAATCTGGTCTGCTCTAAGCCATCGACCGGGATGCAGATTACCGGGATAACGGGAGGAGCGCCGTTCTGACATGCTGCCCGTTTCGGCATGGCCGCCCGGACCTCCCGGCGCTTCGCTGTCGCCGTTCGGAAAGCCGCGCCAAGTCGCCGTCCCCAACTTCGGATTTGTGATCCCGAAAGGCGCGTGGATCGTCTCCACCGGCTCGAACCAAGTCGTCATGTTCTTCCCGCCGGTCGTCCACTCCAACCCGCCTCGAACGCCGGGGACCGGACTACTTCCGGGCCAAACCCCACCCTGTGGATGTCCGCCGAACGACGTGTGGCGCCCACCGTTCCGAAAATTCAATGACACGCCGCTGCAACCGCCCGGCCGCCGTCCTCCGAATTGGTTCGGCTGGCGGTTCGTCTGCGCTCCGTTCTCGACCCTTGTTCCCGCCGGATCGACCGGGCAACTCGTGATCGCCGACGGGCAGAACGTCGTCATCACCGGGAGCGGTTGCGCCACCATCACACAGGCGTATTCCGTATGAGCAACGGCACGCCCCCGATCCAGCCCGCGCCCGTCCCGCCGTCGATCGCGGGCATCTCGCAACCCGTGTTCGGCAGCGGCAGCGCAACCGTTCCCGCCGCCGGTCCTATAACCGGCTCGCCGATCCTGCCGCCGCCGCTCATCACCAATCCCCCCGGCACGCCGGTTTTCCCGCCTGTCACGCCGAACACCGCGCCCGTTCCGGTCCCCGTCGGCCCACTGGTCGGCCCGGCTGTTGCACCCGCGCCCGTACCTCCCAGCGTGCCCGGCGTACAACAGCCGCAGTTCGTTCCGCCCGGCAGCGCGACCGTCCCGGCGAGCCTGTTCCCCAGCTTCACCACGACGCCGCCCTCGCCGCCGATCGTGTTCGCCAACATCTTCAAGATCGGCGCTATCCCGCCGCCCTTGCCGTCGACGCCCGGCCAAAACCCGCCGCCAATCGTCATCTCAGCGGTCCCCACCATTCCGCAACTGCCGTGGAACCCGCCCGCCACCCAGCCGCCGCCGGTCAACACCGTGCGACCCTTGGTCACTGGCACGACCGTAACCGGCTCGAACCTGACATCGACCACCGGAACATGGACGAACGCGACAACCTACGCTCGCGAGTGGACCCGCGACGGCTCGCCGATCGCAGGCGCGACCGGGGCGACCTATGCGCTCGTCGGCGCGGACGAAGGCGCGTTAATCGCCGTCAATGTCACCGCGACCGGGCCGGGCGGGGAAGCAAGCATGTCCAGCCTGCCCGTCGGGCCAATCGAGCCGCCGCCGCTCGAAGAGGAGCCTCCCGACGATCCCGAGCCCTCGACCCTGCCCGCCCCGCCGCCGCTCGTGCGCCATGGCTCGATCCCGAAGGCCAAGTCGAAGAAAAAGCGGTAAAGATGCCGGATGCTCGCGGCTTATGTCAGTGAAGTTCAAAGCCACCTGAACGACACTCAGGGGCAATTCTTCACGATCCCGCAGCTCACCGCTTTCATCAACCGCTCGCGCCGCCGGATCGCCGCCGTCTCAGGCTGCATCCGCCTCATCCCGCCCGGACTGCAAACCAAGCCGAGCCGCGAGGTCTATCCGTTCTCCGAATGGAACGCGCTTGTGCAACAAATCTGCCCGCAAGCGCAGTCCATCCTCTCCTGCCGCTCGCTCGCCATCGGCATCGGCGGCCAATGGCAGGAGGATGTCGACGGCATCTGGTCGATCACGGGCGGAACATGGAAGCCGGTGTGGAAGCGGATCGTGTGGACCGACTTCCAAGGGCGCTTCCGCATCTATGGCGGGACGTTCTATGGCACGATCTCGCAGCCCGGCTGGTACGCGCAATATGGTTCCGGGCCGCTCGCGGCGCTCTACCTCGCGCCGATCCCGTCGATCGCCGCGCCGATGGAAGTCGACCTGACCATCATCCCCAAGCCCCTCCTCACCGACAACGACCTAGAGCCCATTCCCTACCCGTGGACCGACGCCGTGAGCTATTGGGCCGCCTGTCTCGCGCTGACCCAGCAGCAGCGCAAGGAGGATGCGCAGGCGATGGCGGAGCTGTTCAACAACGATCTGCCCATGTGCGCGGCGGTCGTCTGTCCGCAGATGATCCAGAACGTGTACGGCGCCACCATGAGGAGCGCGTGATGTCGAAAGACGTGCAGTCGGCGCACGGGCTCCACCAGCTCATGCGCTCGTGGTTGCTGGCCGAAGATCCCTACGGCTTGAACAACCGGATCGAGCCGACCATGGGAACGATGACACCGCCGGGTGCACCGGCATCGGGAGGGGCAGGGAGTGCACCATCCGCCCCCGCGCCAAGCGGTGATGCATTGCGCGCTCAGAACTACGGCAGAGGCGCGGTGCAGCGCGAGCTGGAAAAGCCGACGCCGGTCAACGTCAATAGCGAAGCCTTTCAAGGCGAGCGCAATCCGAGAGCGCAGGCATGGGGCGAAACGGCGGTCGACCGCGCCAACGCTCCGTCGCCAACCGCCGAAGTCGACCGCACCCGAGGGCAGGCATGGGGAGAAGATGCAGTCGACAAGGCGCTCAACCCGCCGACCGGCAGCGGCAGCGGCTTTTGGGCGCCGGGCGAGGCGGCCGACACGGCGAGCGCCGTCGGCCAGCAAGCCGTCGAAGGCGCGTTGGCGAAGAAGGCGCGCGGCAAGATCGCTAAGGGGCGACTGACCGACCCGCAAGACCCGGACGACCGTCAACCCGAGTGAGTGACGTAACGTGCTGGGCTTGACACATGGCGATCCAATCTGCTAACCCATTCGACCTAGTCACCATCGAGCAATGGAAAGGGCTGAACCAACAGTCCGAACGCGGCTCGATCGACGATCAGGAAGAATGGTGGGATGAAAACTTCTTCGCGATTGGCCCCGGAAATCTGCGTACATGCTGGGGACCGAGTGCTGCCATTTACACCGCGCCCGCAGGCACGACGATCCTTCGGATGTTTTTTGGGTTCTACGGCAATCAGACGCCTCAGTTTGGCGCTCCTCCTCCCGGTGCCATGGGTTGGATGTTTCTTTCTGATGGCACTATTGACGAGGTCGATCTTGCTTCGGGGATACCGACGGGTCTCCGCGCAGCAGGCCCGAGTTGGGGCCCTCTCGGCTCGCCACAAGGCCCACAGTATTGGGCAAGCGCAAAGGTCTGGCGCCCGGCGTTCGTAGGCTCGCAAGTCGGCCAGCAAGGCGGCGTCCTGTTCGGCAGCCCGTCCGGGCTGTTCGCATGGGATGGCGTCACCCTCTCGCGGCCCGGCGATCCCGCCCCCGATTGGCTGACCGACCTCGCCGAGACAGATCCGACCGCGCCGATCCCGCCGATGCCATCCGGGCTCCCCGGCATCTATGGCATGGAGGTCTACAGCTCGCGCCTTTGGGTCATCGGCAAGGATGTCGTCTCATTCAGCGCGCCCTCGAACGGCGCTGACTTCTCGACCGCCAACGGCGGCGGATCGTTCGGCTATTTCGGCGACCGGCTCGTGTACTCGTTCATGGACATCGTCGCCTCCGCCGGATACCTCTACCTTTTCGGCGACAGCTCAGTCGACGCCATCAACAACGTCAGCCTGATCGGCACGCCCGGCCAGCTCGCGCAGCCGATCACAACCGACTTCAACTATTTCAACGTCGACCCGCAAGTCGGCCAGCGGTTCCCGCGCCCGGTCGGACGGCTGGGGCGCTATTTCCTCACCTTCACCGGCGCTGGCATCTCCATCCTGCAAGGCGGCGAGAGCGTGCCGGTCGGCGACAAGGTGACGAACATCTGGAACACGCTCGACACGTCGCACTATCTGCCGACCTTCGCGCCCGCCAACATCTTCGGCTTCCGCGTCATGCTCCTCAATGGACGCTTCACCGATCCGTTCGGCGTCACGCGCTCGCTGTTACTCATGTTCCACCCGACCAAGGGCAACGAGTTTTGGTCCGTCGCCAGCCAAGGCTTAGAGCTGACCAACATCGGAACCTACGAACAGGACAGCATCCTCACGCCCTACGGGACCGACGGGACGCACCTGTACCAGCTTTTTGCCCAGCCGAGCCCGACCCTCCTCAAGCGGCTGTCGACCAAGAAGCTGCGCGGCGCGGCGAGCAAGCTGTCGGCGCTGACGATCAAGAACCTCAAGCGCGTCTATGCGGAAATCGACGATAACGACGGGCGCGGCGTCTCGATCACCGGGACCGTCACGTCAGGCGACGGCGGCATCCCCGGCGGCGCGGAAAGCATCGACTTTGAACTGCCCAGCGGAGTTGACTTCAAGATCATCCCCTCGCCCGTCCACGGCAGCGGGATTTGGTCGACAATTGACATCCAATCAAATTCGCCTGACTTTGTGATTGAGCGGCTGCATCTGGCCGCCGAAGAACGCACCCTCTTTGGGGCGTAGAAAGTCGAAGGTGACGCCACGTCGCGTCAGCCCGCCGCGTGGCCTTGCTG